AAGTAAGCTACGTCTTCAATTCCGTTGTAATCTAAACCTTTTGTAGTATCAATTTTAGTTGCAGTGTCGTTACCTCTTACAGGAATGAAGAAATCCTCAAGAATATTCTGCATATTGTACTTAAGGTTGTATTCACCTGTTTTCTCATCCATCAACGGAGTTTTCTTCATATTGTTGATGGTTTTCTGCATAAACGCATCAACTTCTTGAGGTGGAATATTACCTACGTTAATGTAGAAAACACGTTTTTCTGGGGCGCGAGCAATTCTGTGAATAAGCATCGCATCTTCCATTAACACATACTGCTTAAACAAACGACGAGCAGGTTCAAGATATGAACGACCATAAGGAAGATAGTTTACGTCTGTAATTAGACGGAAGTGAGCTATCTCGTAGTTATCAAATTTAATTGAACTTGCATCATCTAAATTTTCATTAGGTGTAGCATAATAACCTGAACCACCAGTAAAATAACCATCAGGAGAATAAAGGAATTCTACTTTAGCAGGGTTTTTAGGGTCAAAGTTTTCTTTTCTTTGAATGTGGTATGCAGTGTAAGGGATTACATTGTAAACACCAAACTTTTCAGCAATTTCTAATTTTAGGAAGAAATCACCATACTTACACATCTGGCGAATCCAAGACCATAAGTTGAATTCAATGTTAAGTACATCGTAAAATAAGTTATAAAGTGTCTTTTGAATATCTTCATCACTACTTCTAATTTGAAGTACTTCGTTTTGATCATTCTTTAAAGTACACTCATCAGCTACAATGTCAAGAGCAGATGCAATAATCGCATCTGTATCCATAGTATCATAATCCCCATATAGATAAGTTCTATAATACTGATAGTTAAGGTTAAATTGTTGAGCTAAGAGAGAAGTAGAAGCTGGGTTAGTATAAAGCTTGCCAAACCGATCAACAACCGAGTTAGTTTGGAATTCACCAGTACTTTGGATTCTATCTGGGTCAATAACTTTTAATTGACCTTCACCCTCACTACGAATGATAACATCGGTAGAAAAAAGTCGTCTTAATCTTGTAAAAATATCAGTTTGTGCCATATTGTATAAATATTAGAGTAGCCATTTTATATCTTCCATTTGACCACCTATTTTTTGCATATAAGGATTTTGTGTACGGGTGCCTGGCACCATTTGTTGTGAATCTCGTTTCTGTATGTTGTTTATAGCATTTCTAGCCATATCCATATTATGTTGTTGGAATTTCAGAGATGTGTCTCTTAAAAACATACCAATACCAAAAGGCATAACTAAATCATCATTGTAACCAGTTTGGGCTTCGGGTCGACCACTTTTCCAAACAAACACTTTCATTTCTTCTAATAAACGCTTAGAACGAATTGTAACACTTTTATCGCCTACAAATTCTCTAAATTTGTTTACAACTAAGGGTCGAGTTCTCATTGACATTGTAAAACCAGGAACCATATTTGAGTGGTTTTCAAATGTTTTAAGATAACTTTCAGCTGTTAATTGATCACTTTTCGGAGAATAATATAAATTTGAGTAACCTCTCTCCATAATTGCTTCAATCGTAGCCCAACCAATCGAAGCATTTTCAACTACGAGTAAAGCATTGTTGTATTCAGTTGCGATAGAAACTAAAAGAAGACCAAATTCTCTTGTAGGTAATTGACTTTTATATTCAGCAACTTGAGTATTAGTTTCAACATCCATCACGTGAAATGTTGAAAAATCTTTACCATCACCTCTAGCTACGTCTGCTACTACCATATAATCTCTAGAATAGTCAGCAGGTTCCCAAACCCATAAATTTTTATCAAGACCCCTTCTTTCAATAGGTTCTTGAATAGTTGTTTGAGATATAAATTCAATCCATTCTGGGTAGAAAACAACGTCACCAGATGTGCTAAAATCACAATCACATTCTTGTGCTGCAATTCTAGGATCACCTAGAAGTTCATCTTGTCTTTTTCTCCAAGCTTCATCTCGTTCAGGATGTACGTGCCAAGGTAATTTGATAGGTAAAAAGTCGTTCTCCTTCGCTTCTCCCCTCACCCAAGTTTGGTGGAACCAGTTTCCAGTTCCATTCGGTGTTGAAAGTACTATTGCTCCACCACCCGTTGCTAGTGTTTGTTGTGCTGATGCCCATATTTCTCCAATTCCTTCAATAAACGCGGCCTCATCGACTAATAGAAGAGAAACTGCTTCTGATCGACCTGCATCACTTGATGCTGAGGTTGCTTTGATTTGTGATCCATTTGATAAACGAAGCGTGAGTTTGTTATTTTCATCTGCTCCAATTTTTAGCCAGGAAGGTAAGTTATCATACATAAACTTAACCTTCGTAACCATATTTTTAGCAGTTTCCTGCTTTGTTGCAATACAAAGTATGTTTTTGTCTTTATGGAATAACATCAACCATAAAGAGTAACCTGCTGCTAATGTTGAAATACCTAACTGACGAGACTTTAATACAATTGAATATGGATTGTCTCTAAATAAACGTAAGGTTTGTTCTTGGAAGGGGTATAAATTAAAATACACTCTACCTCTTTGTGGATGTTGAATGTAGCAGTATTTTTTCATAAAATGCGCTGGGTCAGTAGCACATTTTACATACTCTTGTTGGATTATTTTTCTTAAATCTGGTTCGCTCATTTTCCTAATTTCCAATACATTCTAGCTGAGATAATAGGGACTAAATCTTGATTTACTCCAACACCTAAACCAAATGCTTGTCTTTTTTTATTTCTATAAACGGCTTCACCCCCAAAATAGTTAATTTGGTCAACATTTCCAGCCATCCCAAATCCTACATATAATTCTCTTTTATTTAGATAAATTGTTTCTTTAATGGTTTTTGTTGGGTATTTTAAGGTATACTTAATTTGTCGACCAACAATTGAATTTTGCGATATTGTATCTAATATCACAAGATCTAAACTATCTAAATTTTGCTCATCGTCGTAATATTTTTCTGCAAAATAATCAGATAATATGGCATTGGTGTCAATAGGCGCCTGGAAAGTATCTATATCAACTTTGGTAATATATTTCACTTTCGGAACATATACCGGAGTTGTTTTTTCAATGGTAACATACTCTATTGTTGTATCTCTAACAATTTCAGGGGGTTGAGGTTTTGAGATATTACCTGAGCAGTTTCTTAAAAGTAGTATTACTAATATTAAACCTACAATGATAACACTTTGTATGTTTTTAAAATATGTTTTCATTAAATAAATGAGCGTTTCTTTATAAATATTACAAAGAAAGCGCTTGTTTTACTTGTTTAATACGTTCTTCTGTTGTACCCTTTATTATATGATAATTTTTCATTCGATATTTGTACTTATCAACTACATTTTGAATGATAAAATCAATTAAATCTCTATATTCTAAATTGGTTTCACGGACACCATTATCTTCCATATCTACTCCTTCAGGAGAAACATAAAAAATATGATCGTAATCCCCAATAAAATTAGATGCCAATTCTACAAAATCTGTTCTTTCTGGGTAGGTGATAGATTTAGCTGCTTTGGTAAAAGCTATAATATCAATAATAGTTCTATCAGTAATGATTTTTTCTTGCATTAGTTCACCAACACGTTCTGCTAAAAATACACACTGACCTTTTAAAGTTGAATCCGTGTTTAATGGAATACCAAGTTCCATCAAATATTTTGAACGCTCAGTAGCAAACTTATAATCCTTAAATTCAGGTAGTTCTTTGAGTGCATTGACTAATGTAGTTTTACCTACACTCATTGTACCACAAAATCCTATTTTCATACGTTTTTATCTTCTAACCATTTACGATATACTCTGTAACTATCACTATCAAAATGTTGAGTTGATACCTCAAACAAAATACCATCAGTTAAAGCCATTACTTGGTGTGGTTGTCCTGGAAATTGTCTTACAGAATCACCTTCACGCAGCTCATTTTCGTGGACTTCACCAGTTTCAGTATCAATCCAACGATATAAAAATTCACCTTCTTGAACATACCAAGTTTCATCTTTAATAAGATGGTAATGCATACTAAAATTACATCCTTTTTTGAATACTAATAACTTACCACAATAAAGCTCGTTATTTTCAAAAATGATTTCGTGCCCCCAACCTTTGGGAACATTGCACTCTGGGCATTCTTTAGCATTAATTACAATTGGTTTTTCCATCAGAATCGTGTTGTTCCTCTCATTGAGGGATTTTTATACCAAGGCAAACCTTCTCTATCTTTTCTTTGAGCACTCCAATCTAGATAATCCATCTGCTTCCCGTATAAATAGTAAGTTTTTGAATGTTTACTATCTTCACCTTCAACAGGTTCAATAGCGGGACCATCCCAATTGTGATATTTCCAAGAATCAGAACCTGATTCTCTAAAGAAGTGATGGATAGCTCCATCAGCTTTCATTTTTCTTGTTTCGTATAACTTAGCCATATATTTCAAAAAATTCTGGATATTCCTGTTGGGTTGTAAGATAATATGAGAGAATGTCTTCGGCAACATAAATTGCCTGAGCTCCTGAAACTGTAATACCACGAGCTGATAAAGCATCTCCTACAAAGTGTACATTTGGGAACTTGGTTAGAGACAAGTTGCGGTAATTTACAAGTGGTTCAGGTGAAAGATATTTTACCTCAGGCATATAAATTCCCCAATCATCACCCAATGTTGGAAATACAATTTGCATTTCTGTAATAAAATCTTCAATGTATTGAGCATATTCTTCACCTAATGCTTCAAACAAGGGATCCATATTATCAACTTGAACTGCTGATACTTCATTACCTTCAGATGTA